ATATATATATATTTCATACCAACCCCCAAAACGCGCGCACCACATAGACGTCACTGACAATTAAAATAAACTTATCCACGGCAACCTCCCTCAGAGTCGTCGGCACTGGCATCATGATTCGATGCCGTTCGCATAAACAGCTTACCTTTGCGCTGTAACAAATCCATCGTCACCGCACCAGCCCCTGACTTATTAGGGCGGCGCATTAGACTAAAATTCCACACCCTGGCCTTTGTTACATCCCGGGCGTTACACACCCACAAAGCACCATTTTCTCTCAGGTCCAGCAAATCAGAAATGTTTAAATTATTTACCGGGATAAACCCACTAATGAACTGGCGTTCGCATTGCGGTAATTCTTCCATCACTTCGCCCCTTTGAATTTAAAATTGTTGCCGATGAGTTTTATCCCGTCCTCCCGGACCCATAAATCGAAACACCATTCTGGATGCGCGAGATAGCATAACCCAGGAACTTAATTCGAAACTCGTTTAATTATTGCGTAATGTCCGCCGCGTTTCGTTTTCACCAACTGACCCTTCTTAAACATAACCCTCACTCCTCTGTCTCGTTTCGATAAGTGAATAGTATCCTATTATATTGGGGTGTGCAAGAGAATAGTTACGTTGCCGTTGTGATTCTTTCGTTTCTTAAAAGAGTACGCAACGCAGTGGGTGGGCGTTAGCCCACCCCAGCGGAGTGAAGTACTCTCTACCTTGTTTACGGCAATTATAGAAACTTTTAATTATCAGTGACTTGGGTATTTAGGCGGGATTAACAATAGACTTTGGCCCTTCCGAAAGCGCCAGCGGAACTACACTCAAGTGCCTAATGGCACGCGTTGCGTTCCCTGCCGCTCCGCGGTCGCTTGCGATATCTCACAAGCTCAGTGAAGCTTAGCATATTTTTAAGTAAAAGTCAATACCAGTAGCATCTTTTGTATCTTAGTAACTTTGTGTGGCGTTTTGGTTGCTTTTACATTCCCGCTATCCTATACTCAGCTTCACCAAACAAACAGGAGATATAAAAATGCAGCATTACATGACCCAGAATGAAGTAGCAGAACGTATCGGGGTGACCCGTCAGACAATTAATAACTGGTTGCGCAGTGGTAAATTCCCGGATTGCTGTATTAAGGTTATGGGCCGCCGTTTACCGGGTACATTTGACCGTAATAAAGTTGAAGCGTGGATTAAGGAGAACGTGAAATGAAAGGTGTAATATTCCATGATAAAGAGAACGACAATTCTTATATGGTCTATTTAGTGCAAGGCAAGTACGCGTTGTGTTTTAACGTTTCTTGTAAGCTGGACTCTTATTCGCCGTTTTGCGTTACAGAAGAATTGCAGTTGATTAGTCTCCGAAGACTCAGCACAATGTCGGCCTCCATTGATGTCTCTGACCACTTATCGTACGTTTATCAGTATTTCGGCGATGAGATTGTCGTAGATTATTATCGTAAGTACGCACATTTGATGGAATGCCTGGCCAATAGATAAAAGAAAGCCCCGACGCGTGAACGCCGAGGCCAAATTACTTGCTGAAGGAATATACAATATGTCCGATGTGATTTTATCCTACTCGTGGTCCCGTCGCAACGCGCGGGCGGAGAAAAAGGATATAAACGTCAGAACCACACACACGGCAACACTGGACGACCTGAAAGGGTTAATCCAGCCGCTCGATGCTGTTCGCGGCGGGATTAACCCTAAGACCGCGCCTGGCTATATCACGGCCGCGTGCGACTCGACGCACAGCACCGTAAAAGACCCGGAAACAGGCGACTTTAAGCAAGCGCGTAAAGGCTTCTTCTACCGCTGCGACGCGTCTGTAAGCAAATCGTCGCTTGCCTATCTGGACTTTGACAGTGCAACGCCAGAGGAGTATCAGGAAGCTGTGCGCCTGGTTAAGCGCAGCCGCCGGGCAATGTGCATTTACACCACGGCATCACATACCGACGAGTCACCGCGCTTTCGCGTCGTCATGCCTCTGGGCCGCCCGGTCGAAGGTGGTGACATCATCCGTGTTCGTCATGGATTGCTGGAACACTTCTTCAAGGGCATGGGTGCTGACCGCAGTGGGTTCACCCTGTCGCAGCCGATGTACCTGCCACCGGTTGGCTCTACGGTTATCTGGTCTCGCCGCAACGACCTGATTGACCCGTACGAGTTGCTTGAAGGTATCCCCGCCGTCGACGTTAGCAGCGCATCCGACTACCAGATACCGGAAGAACTGCGCACTGCGTTTACTGATGCGTTCGAGGCACTGGCCTTCGAGTATGGCGGTGTCATGACGCCACGCGGCCTGAAGATGCCCGCTACACCAGAACACGCCGAAAACTACAGCGACCCTACCCCGCGCCCGGACGACTTCCTGCTGTGCTTCCCGCGAGAGGGGTACGAAGCGCCAAACGTGACCATGATTCACGACACCGACATTACGGCGACCGAAGGCATGTCGCCGAAAGAGGTGTGGAAATACGCTTGCGATGCGACCGGGATGCCATTCAGTGAAGTCGCAGAGGCCATCGGTTGGGGTGCGCGAGAATCTGTTTCATGCAGCCTGGACGACCTGGAAGACGATGAGGACTCAGAGGAGGACGAGTTACCGGAACCGGTAAAGGCGGATTTCGTCGTTGAAGGGTACATGCCGTCAGATTGTATCTGGGATATTGTCGGGGAATCTGGCACGTACAAATCGTTCTATACGCTGGGGATGATGTACCTGAGCGCCGCCGGATACCGGTTTGCGGGGGCGGATACTCAGCGCTGCCACCATTTCTATATCGACGGTGAGGGCGGCGCAGCCACACGTACGCGTATTGATGCACTAGCGGCTAAATATGGTGAGGAAGGTAAAGATTATGTACATGTCATCGACATGGGCGAAGTCGGAAAACTGAAAAGCCTTATTAAGTTGATGCGTGAAACTGCTGGTGACGAACCCATCGGTATGGTCGCGTTTGATACCCTTAACCAGACGCTGGCGCTGACGATTGATAAGTTCGACGAGAACAGTTCATCAACGGCAATCGGCATGGGTAAAGTTATCGCCATCCTGAAAGAAGTACGTGACGCGACTAAAGCTGCAGTGGGCGTCGTCCACCACACACCGAAGGGTGGAAAGAAAGCCCGCGGCAGTGGGGCGCTGTATGCGGGCGTCGACGTGGAACTGACAATTGAACGCGCTACCGACCGTCAGATAAACGTATACCACTCTAAATTCAAACACGGCCCACAACAAAAAACTGTCGGCATGGTGCTTGAGTCGGTACAGTTCCGTGAAGCGCCACCCCCGAAAGAGTACCGCGCGGTTGAGTTCCTGGGTAGCACAGAGGAATACGGCACAATCGTTAACCTGGACCTGCCTGAGCCGCACAAGGCGCTTGTTCTGATGCCGTGGGGTTTCGAGCCGTTCAAAACTGACGAGGAGAAAGAGCGCGAAGAAGGTCTGACAAAGGAAGGTAAAGAAAACGTACGTAAAACCGTAGAGAACGCTGTCAACAGTTCAGAGGCCACGATACTCGCAGCGTTCGAACTGGCGGAAGGAACCTACAACGGCAACGAAGGCATCACGGTAGCCGCAGCGAATAAGCTGGCACAGTCTGACCCCAACGCAAAGGCGTTTAACTCCAAAGAAGCCATAGAACGCGGGAAGATTAAGAAAATGGTTGAGGCCGGGTATCTTGTTCCGGGGACTGACGAAAACAATCAGATAATACCAGGCCGTTACAGACTGAATACCCGAATAACTGATAACAAGATTCCTAAGACAATATACGAACCGAATGAAATGCTGACAGTGACAGAGGAAGATTTGGAATAGGTAAAAAAAAAAGGGGGGGGGCGTTAAGCCCCTTCACCGAACGCCAGCCACTTGGCGTCTACTTCCAGCACTTCCGCCAGTTTAAACAGCGTCGCCGGGCGGACGTCCTGAGTTACGCCGAGCGCAAGCTGGTTAATCGCACCCTGGGAAACGCCGGCCAGAACAGCCAGACGGCGCTGTGAGATGCCGAGTTCTTTACGGCGTTGTTCTACACGGATGCCTAGTTCAGATGGTTGCATGTCAATTACTCCTTAGTTAGTTGATATGTGAATAGTACCATATTAATTATTTTAGAAAAGCCCATTGACATCGTGAATAGTTAGCTATTATAGTTAGCCCATACCAAACGAGAGGAGAGAAACAAATGTTAGAGAAATTCTTAGCATTACTGGAACGTTTCGTAGTTGCTCATGAACTGATTGCTGCGAACAGCGCGAAACAAGTTGTTCAGGTTTCCGCGCCGCTGGAAGTAGAGACGGTAGCGTATGCCAAAGAAGCGGTAGCCGAGTGCGCTGAAGAAGAAACAAAAGAAATCCCGGTTGAAGGTGAAGACATCGTCGACACTAAACCGGCAGAAGAAGAGAAGCCGAAACGCAAGCCGCGGAAAGCTAAAGTAGAGGAACCAACACCGGAGCCGGAAGAAGAGAAGGAAGAAGTTGATTACCAGTCTCTGCGTGACCAGATTCAGGCTATCGACGATGCGATTAACGAAGGTCCGAGCGATGCCGCGTGCGATGACTCCGATGAACTGCTGGAAGAGTTCACCGGTAAGAAAATGAAGATTGCCGCGATTAAAGACGAAGACCTGGCTGAATACCTGAAACGCCTGACGGCAATCAAGAACAAGTATTTCGAAGAAGAATAACTATCTTGCGGCCTTCGGGCCGCTTTAACTGAGGGTCGGAATTATGAAATACGAAAATTTAACAGACATAGAAATTAATGCACGCGTCAGCCGCGCGTTATACGGCGATGTCTCACGAGGACATCAGATGGCATTAGCTTCTGGAGTAGTAGATTATTGTAATCGGATAGAGGACGCGTGGCCTGTTATCACCGGTAACAATATCTCGATTGTAGCTACAGATTTAGAATGGATTGCTTTACCGGATAATGCGGTTATTGACGGTATTACCGGAGACGCAACCAGTATGATTTACGTAGACGACTCATGTGTTATCGGTACAAATCCTCTACGCGCAGCAATGATTGTCTTTCTTAAAATGCAGGAGGCCAAGAAATGATTTACCAACTCTACCGAGCCGTAGACAGGCGGGATAACACCGAGGCGCTATGGCTGTTGCGTGCACCATCCGGCGCGCACCAGATGGGAGAGATGGCGTACTTAGGCAAAGTGCCGCACCCTAAAGATATAGGCCGTCACGTGTCACAGATTAAGCGCACGACTTTCGCCAAACCTGACTTTTATGTCTTCGAGTCGATGTATGGGTGGGCTATGCACTGCGAACATAAGACTCGGCATTTAATTGACCAGTGGGAGAACAGGGTATGATTTTAAAGGAACGCGGCGGCAATAATGATGTGCACGCCTTACTGTCACCGTCGGGTGCTAAAAAGTGGCTGACGTGCAGTGCATCGCTAGCCTGTGAAAAAGATATTCCTAACACGTCCGGTAAAGCAGCCGTATTAGGCACCGCCATGCACACCATAGCCGAGATGCACCTTAACCAGTACATCAAAGGCACGGCGCTGCCGTTAGAGCGTGAAGTCGGCGCTTACGTGCTGGATGAGGGTAAAGGTCAGATTAAGGCGTTAATCAGCCCGATGAAGGGCGCTGTACTGATTACGGCTGACATGATTGAGCAGGTGCGCAAGTACACCGACTATTGCAAACCGATTATCGACGTAGCGACTTACGCCAAACTTGAGATGCGCGTCAATCTTACTGAGGTATTGCATCCTGGCTATGAAGGCGTTGAGACGTTCGGAACCGCTGACCTCGTTGCCGTGCAGGAACTGGCGAACACAGACGAGCACATGCTCATTATCGGCGACCTGAAAACAGGACGGCATCGTGTTGAAGCGAAAGAAAACAAACAGCTTATGCTTTACGCTCTCGGTGTCTATCGCCGACTCAAGAGACGCTATAACATCACCGTGGTTCGTCTGGTCATCTTCCAGCCGTATGCTGGCGGTGCGTCGGAGTGGGACATCTCGGTTGAAGGTCTGGAACTGTTCGCTAAGTTCGCACAGAAACGTGCACTTTTAGCGCTAGACGCGTATTTCCGCGGCAAGAAGAACCTGAAAGCGTCGGACTTCAGGCCGTCGGTCGATGGTTGCCAGTGGTGCCGGTTCTCTGAACAATGCGCCGCGCGTACAAAGACGGTTAATTCTGTACTGGCGGAAGAACTGGAGGACGACTTTGCGCTGGAACTGACACCGGAGCAACTTGTAGCCGAATATGAGAAGTTGCCGTTGTTGCGCCAGCACATCGATAAGGTTGAGAAAGCGATGGCAGCTGCGTTACATTCCGGTAAGAAAGTGCCAGGGTACAAGTTGGTTGAAGGTCGTCCTGGTAACCGTGCGTGGAAAGATACCGATGCGGTATTCGAGAAGTACGGTACTATGCTGCAAAAGGTAGTTCTCATGACGCCGACCGAAGCGGTTAAAGTTGTGCCGGAAGAAGAACTGAAAGACTTCATTACCCGTAAGCCCGGAGCACCGTGCGTCGCAACGGCAGACGACAAACGTCCTGAGTGGAATCAGGCAACCGAGGAGGATTTAGAATGATTCGTAAAATCGTGTATTGGGCTTTATTATCACCATTGGTAGTTATATCTGCTTTTACTTCATCTATTGCTTGGATAGATTGTAAGTTTAGAGGTAGTCAACCCATAGAACGCTATGTTCATTGGTGTGAGAAAGTTTCTAAAATTAAGCGTTGACACCTGAATAGTTAGCTATTATATTTCTAATCACTGGCCGGGCAGTTCCCGGAGTAAACTTAAAAGCGAGAAATCAAGATGGGTATTAAACTGAATCTGCGTAAAGTAAACACTGCATGGGTTAACGTATTCGAACGCGAAAAAGACCGTGAAAACGATGATGGTTCAATCACTAAGGGGCAGTACAGCGCAACTATCATCCTGCCGTCTGACCATGCTCAAATCGATGCACTCTATGACACTGTTTACGCCGTAGTTGAAGAAGCGTTAGGTGCAGCCGCCGCCGATAAGTGGATGAAGTCCAACTACGGCGAAGGTAAGCACATGGATAAATGTGCGATTAAGGACATTGCCGAGCGTGACAATCCGTTTGAAGACTTCCCGGAAGGCTTCTACTTCAAAGCGAAAGCACAGAAACAGCCTCTGATTGTAACCTCTAAAAAAGGCGAGACTCAGGTAGAGCAGGATTTCAATGTAGACGGCGAACAGATTGAAGGTGAACAGGTTTACAGCGGCTGCGTCGCTAACGTAAGCGTTGAAATCTGGTTCAGCCAGAAATACAAAGTTCTCGGTGTTAACCTGCTGGCAATTAAATACGTCGGAGAAGGTAAAGCGTTCGGTGGTTCTAAAGTCGCTGCGAGTGTCGATGACCTGGAAGACGACGAAGAAGATGGAGCACCGCGCCGCGAACGTCGCCGCCGCTAATATCTGAATCAATTTAACTAAGGCCCTTCATTGGGCCTTTTTACTAAGGGTCGAAAATAATATGCCTAATTTATTGTATCTGGATACTGAAACATTCTCTGAAGCTGACCTAAAGAAAGTAGGGTCATACGCGTACGCGGAACACGCAACAACTGAGATTATAATATGCACATACGCCATTGATGACGGGCCTGTAGAAGTATGGGACTGCACTTCCGAACCAGTAATGCCGATAAACCTCCGCGTTGCGCTCCGTAATGTTATGCGCGGACGTATGAGAATCGTAGGCCATAACTTTTTAATGTTCGACAGACTAGTTATGAAGCACTGTTGGGGGGTGGATATCAAACCAAGAAATACCATCGACACTATGATTCGGGCGTTTCGTCACGCGTTGCCGGGGTCACTTGATGCGCTGTGTGAAGTGCTTGGCGTGTCCGCCGACAATGCGAAAGACAAACGAGGTAAAGCGCTGATTCAGCGTTTTTCTAAACCGACACCGAAGAACTACAAAATTCGCCGCTACACCGCAGAAACGCACCCAGACGAGTGGGCGTTATTCATCAAGTACGCCGTGAGCGACATTACTGCGATGCGTGAAGTCTTTCATAAGCTGCCGCGTTGGGGTAACTCGGAGTTTGAGGACCGTGTACTTGAACTTGACCAATTAATCAACGACCGTGGGTTTAAGGTTGACGTAGCGCTGGCAGAAGCCGCGATTGAAGCCGTGGAGAAGCACAAGGCACAGTTACAGGAAGAAGCCCAACTAAAATACGGCGGCTCGCTTACTGGTAAGGACTTTCTGCCGATTCTGCGTGAACTCGCACCCGCGCACCGCATCCACAATGCGCAGAAGTCGACGCTGAATGACCTGCTGGCGGATGATGATTTACCGGACGACGCCCGCACGATTATCGAAATGCGCCTCGGTGCCGCGTCCACGGCATCAACGAAATATAACCCGCTGCTGTTAGGCCGCTCGTCTGACGACCGCCGTCGTGGTTGTTTACAGTACGGCGGGGCAAAACGGACTCTGCGATGGGCGGGTAAAGGCTTCCAGCCGCAGAACCTCGCGCGCGGGTACTATCACGATGATGAACTGGATAAAGGCATTTCTGCGCTACTTAAGGGCCGTGCTCATCGCCGTTTCGACGTAGCCAAGCTAACGGCATCGACGGTTCGTAGCTGCATCATACCGGAAGCTGGGCATAAATTTGTCGTCGCCGATTACTCTAACGTTGAGGGTCGTGGGCTTGCGTGGCTGGCTGGTGAAGAAACCGCGCTTGATACGTTCCGCGCCGGACTGGATATTTATTGCGTAACCGCGGGTAAGATGTTTGGCATGGATCCCGACGATATTAAGAAAAACTTCAAGGAAATCAGACAGATAGGTAAGGCCTGCGAACTGGGCCTCGGCTATGAGGGTGGCGTCGGAGCGTTCGTTACGTTCGCTAAAAACTTAGGCCTCGACCTTATTGAGATGGCTAAAACAATGGATGGTACATTCCCTGACCACATATGGGCCGCTACCGCACGGGGTTATGAGTGGGCGCGTATCCAGGAAGCAAAGCGACCGCCGCATCCTGGTGAAAAGGACGACCGACCGTCGTATATTCTGGATAAGAAAGTGTGGCGTACCTGCGACGCTATCAAGCGCATGTGGCGCGAGTCGCACCCGGAAACAGTAGCGTTCTGGCGCGACCTTAAAGACGGAATTTTAGCCGCTGTAAGAAATCCTGGTCGTGAATTTTGGGCGGGGGCGCATCTGCGCAAGAATGGCGAGCGCGCTATCCGAATCTGGAGAACAGTAGAAACCGATTCATCCGGTAGGAAGGTTCCTGGTTGGTGGTTGTGTATGGAGTTGCCGTCAGGCCGCATCCTTTCGTACCCTGGAATCGGCGTTAGCGTGACAAAAGAAACAGACGAAGACGGACGGGTAAACACGAATGTGCGAATCAAGTATCAGGGCGAAAACCAGTTAACCCGCCAATGGACTACCTTATACACCCACGGCGGTAAAGCATGTGAAAACATTGTCCAGGCGCTGTGCCGTGATTTACTGGCGTATGCGATGCTTAACGTTGAGCGTGGCGGATATCCTATCGTGCTTTCGGTACACGATGAACTGGTATGCGAAACTCCAGATACCCCTGAGTACACGGTGGCCGAACTGGAGAAATTAATGTGCGCGTTGCCAGAGTGGGCAGAAGGCTTCCCTCTTGTAGCGGAAGGGCAGGAGTTAAAACGCTATGCTAAGTAAACTGATTATCGCGGTACTGGCGGGATTTGCCGCCGGTGTGTACTGTCACGAGGGCCAATACGGCATGATGGTCGCCGTATTGGGTATGTTCATCGCAATTTATCTGTGGGTGCTGGAATGAAAATTTACTGGTTCTACGAAGAAGACTGCCGAATCTGTCCGCGCTGCGGTATTGAGCATACAAAACGTGAGGGGTGCGTATTATGATGATGTTTGTATTTGGGGCAGTCGTAACCATGCTCGCACTGTTGCTCGGTGCGGGAATAGCCGCGATGTTCTGTTATGGCCTGTTCTTTCAGTTTGTCGGTGTTGCCGTTCTAGGAGGGGCTTTCATTACCTGGATTCTGCGGTCATGACTAAAGAGGGTCGCGTGCAGAAATACGCGAAAGAGAGGTTCGAGGCCCTGGGGGGCCTCGTTCGCAAGCTCTCCTACGAAGGACGTTCCGGTGCTCCCGACCTGCTGGTAATTCTCCCCGACGGCATCATCTGGTTCGTCGAGGTTAAGAAAGACGAAAACACGAAGCCCGACCCGCACCAGCTACGCGAGCACGAGCGGATGCGTAAACGCGGCGCGAATGTTTTTGTCGTTGGTTCGTTTAAACAGGTTGACACCCTAATAGCGGACTATTATAGTAAACACATACCCTAACAATATAAGGAATTATGAAATGACTATCGAACTTCAACTGTCAGTAAACACCATGATTCTCTGTTCAATCGATTCATCTGTTCGCATCGGTAAATACACAGGGGCGTCAGTTAATTACTCATGGTCTATGAAGGTTTCGGAAGTAAACCGTATCCTGGGTTTCGGGTCAGTTGGCCGCAAAGTGCTTGCGGAAGACGTCGCTAAAGGGCTGTCTGTAGACTTCACAACGGCTGGAGAACTTATTAAGCAAGTTCAAGCCGAATTATCTAACTAATACAGGCCCTTCGGGGCCTTAACTATAAGGAATTGAGAAATGAAACACGAATATGACCGCAAACCAGCACGTGACATCGTACCGGGTGACATGATTTTCAACGTTAAGACACGTCGTCCTGTCGCCGTTGATACGGTGTACGTCGAGTCGAACGGTAAACTGGTTATCGAAGATGTAACCGGTAACGTTACGGCGTTCGGGCGTAAAGAGTTAGTTCTGGTGGCGAAATGATTGTCTGGTCCTTGTTTGACGGTTCGGGCCTTATGGCCCAACCGTGGGCGGAAGCAGGCCATACTTGCTATTGTTTCAACTACGACGGCGCTAACCACGGCGACTACGCACGATTGGGTGCAAAAGTTGTACATGAAAATATCCATTATATAAACGCGTGGATTGATAATAGATTCGACTTCGGCGTTGCGCCGGATATTATTTTTGCGTTCCCTCCGTGCACAGATTTAGCCGTTAGCGGTGCGGCGCATTTTGAAACGAAGCGGAAGAATAACCCAACTTTTCAGGTAGAGGCCGTAATTACATGCAAAGTGGCGGCGCGTCTGGCTAAAAAATACAACGTACCTTATATGATTGAAAACCCTGTTAGCGTTCTTTCGTCTCTATGGCGTAAGCCAGACTACGTGTTCAATCCGTACGAATACGGTGGATATTTACCGGAAGGCGACGCACATCCAATGTTCCCGGATGTTATTCCAGCGCGAGATGCGTATGTTAAAAAGACGTGCCTGTGGACGGGCAATGGGTTTGTTATGCCAGACGTTGCCGTGGTTAGCGCGGATAGTGGAGATAACCCTGGTTGGGCTAAACTCGGCGGAAAGAGCGCCAGAACAAAAACAATCCGCAGCCTTACTCCGCGCGGTTTCGCAAAAGCAGTTTACGAGGCTAATCATGTCTAAGTTTCAAAGGCGCGAATACCAGAAGCTCATGACCTCGTTCATGTTGCGGCACAATCGCTGCAACATATGGGCGAGCATGGGCGCCGGGAAGACTGGCAGCGTACTGTGGGCATTAAACCGACTGTTCCGCAACGGCCAACTTAATGATGACGACCGCGTGTTAATACTCGCCCCGCTGCGCGTTGCGTCAGGTACATGGCCCGCGGAACAAACTAAGTGGGGTTTCCCGTGTCTGCGCGTCATAGACGCGACCGGTTCAGAAAAGCGCCGCATCGCTGCGCTGGAGTCAGACGCTAATGTAATTTGTATTAACTATGAGGTTATAGAGTGGCTTATCGACTATTACGGAGTAGATGACTGGCCCTTTACTGTGATAGTTAACGATGAAAGCACGAAGCTTAAGTCATTCCGTAGCCGTTCAGGCGGGAGCAAGAGGGCAAAGGCGCTTAGTAAAGTAGCATTTAGAAATGTTAAGAGGCTGATAAACCTTACGGGAACACCGTCACCGAACGGCCTCAAGGACTTGTGGGGTCAGAACTGGTTTATAGACGCAGGCGAGCGCCTCGGTTCTTCATACACGGCGTTCACCGACCGCTGGTTTAACTCGGTGCAAAAAGGCAAATCGGCTATGGCGCGGGAGTACCACGCACGCCCGGGAGCAGATAATGAAATTCACCAGAAGATGAAGGACATCAGCCTGACTATTGACGCCGCCGAGTGGTTTGGTTGCGAAGCTCCGATTATTGTGCCAGTTGAAATCGACCTGCCGAAGAAAGCGCGTCAGGCGTACATAGATATGGAGGAAAAGTTATTCGCGGAACTGGAGAGCGGAGAAGTTGAAGCGGCTAACGCGGCAGCGAAGACGTCGAAGTGCCTGCAGATTGCTTCTGGTGCCGTGTACGTGTCAGGACCGGATGGCGAAGCAACGAAAGACTGGGAGAAAGTGCACGATACGAAACTGGATGCGCTTGAGTCCATTGTTGAGGAGTTACAGGGCGCGCCGTTGCTGGTGGCCTATCAGTTCAAGCACGAACTGGAGCGCATCCTTAAGCGATTCCCGCAAGCACAGGCGTTTGCTAAAGGCGCTAAGGGTAATAAGCAGATGGAAGCGTGGAACCGTGGTGAAATCGAAATCCTATGCGTACATCCTGCGTCAGCCGGTCATGGTTTGAATTTACAGGACGGCGGGCATCATCTGGCGTTTATTTCGCAGGGCTGGAACCTTGAGCACTATTTGCAGGTCGTCGAACGTATAGGCCCGGTCCGCCAGAAACAGGCAGGCCACGAACGACCGGTGTTCCTCTACCACATCGTCGCTAAAGACACGCTGGACGAGGTTGTTGCCGCGCGTACAGACGAGAAGAAATCGGTGCAGGAAGAGTTGCTTAATTACATGAAGAGACGAGGTAAGAAATGAAATTTAATACAGCATTAATAGTTTTGTGGCTATTTTGCCGAGTGGGGCCTGGGTCGGTATTATTATTGTGCGGTATCTTGGACGGAAAAACCTTTGATGCGGGTGTGATGGTGGGCGCGGGAATGATGCTGTTGGCTGCCGGTGTCGCAGAATTGTATAAGGATTTTAAGAAATGAACATCATGGCCCCGATTCCGGCATTGCAAAAACGTATCAAGGAACTCGAAGAAGAGGTTCTACGACTACGGCAACAGAGAGACGCCGCTAATGCGCAACTGGCGTTTATACTGGAGAAGTTATCAGGAGAGTAGAGAAAAGGCCCCGTTTGGGGCCTTAGTTTTAGCTAGTTACATTACCAGCAACCTTCCACACACCAGAGCCAACATGGACCCATTTATAAGGTCGCCCAGCAACTGGTGTCAGAAGCTCCCATCGCGCACCATTGCCGAATTGGGTGACTGAAGAATCAGGGGGAGCATCCCCGTATACATGCGCAATGCCGTTAATTTTGTAACCAGCAGCTGTCCATGTGTACGTACCCCAGATTGTATAATTACCTCCCCAGTCTGAGTAGTTAAACTGCGAAACACCTGCTGCCCACAGCACACGGGAGGCTGCCGGTGCAACGGTATTAATCAGGTTAATGGTAGTGTCATTAACTTGCCAGTATTTGCTAGTAGGTGAACCAGCAAACTCCGGCAGGTAGCTACCAGTAATGGTGACTGCACATTGAGTAAAGATGCAGGCAACACTTCCCGTATCTGTGAGATTAACACTACGAAAGGCATTAATAGATAAGCGAGATTGATTACACTCAAAGAGGCTACCATGAATCTCTTCTGCCCCGCAGCCGTCCATAACTACACTAGTGCACCCTAAGAACACATAAGCGGAACCAGTTACATAATCCGTTGCACAACCTTTAAGATTGGAATAAGTAATGTTAGTAAACTTATATGCCCACCGGGATACATTCCTGACATAAACGTTATTTAAGTTAAAAGTTGTGCCGCCGGTGTCTACAGAAATGCCATCTTGAACATCTTTAATGATAAGTGAATCAAACACCTGAAGCCAGCTATCACTTGTTCGGTACCCTGTCATCACGTTTTCTATATACAGGTCTTCTAATCGAACCATATAGCTTATTGCACTATAAATACCATAGGCATTTTTTGCAGTAGCGGCACCAATCAAACTCATACCAGTAATACAGCCGGAACGGCTAAAGTTTCCGGTAAGGTCGCCTGCCACGCTACTATCCATGTCAATAGCAGCAATAAAATCCAGGGAGAAGCTATGGGGTGCGCCTTGCCACATACGGTCTGGAACGGTTTTAACATCGTTACCTGTTTTACGTAAGCCGCATGAGTCTCTACCAATACCCTCCCACATGACGCGTGGCGGACATATAGCTCCATACTTAATATCATAAAAATCTGAAAATCTTAATTTACCTCCAGTCTGTGGAAGGCAAGAATGAATACGCTCAAGAGCTTCACTGTTTTGCTCCGGTGTACGAGATGCCATCATGCCCCCGTTCTCTACCGGAATATCGATGTGACTTCCTGTTCTCTTCCAGCGCTTACCGCCGGGGGTAACAAAAATATTCACGCCGTCATCTGCCTCAGAACTGGAAAAGGCTATAAACGTTCCTCCCCCAAGCCCGGGCGTGTCAGAGTAGTAGCCTCGTACCGTGATAACTTGGTTAGATACGGTTGGTTCTATCGTCCGCAGTGTAGCCACATCGGGGCAAGTTCCTACTAATTTTTCTCCGTCAATTTCGGATAATTCTTCGCGTAAATCATGGTCTGTCTGAGGTTTCCAGTCCGCGTTACCGACCGGGTTAAATGCTGCGGGGACTACAACCGGCAACGTACCCGCGTACGAGTACCACGTTTTGCCCACCGGGTCATAAACCACTTTGTCCCGATCATTAACGGTTAGCGTGCCGCCAGTAGAAAAGTCCCAAGATACAGGAGAAAAACATGCATCCCGCAACACGGCGGGGAGCGTCTTCTGTGTCTGCCCTGTAACCTGGTTGGTCGCGTAATCAATATTATCACCGCCGGCGACTCCTCCGGATTTACCAGTAATAACCTCGGCTTCGAAAATCTGGTGTTTCTTGGCGGTTTGTAAATCCGCCAGGCTTAAAACGTCACCGCATCCGCTTGACATATAGAGTCCTCTTTAATTAAAACCATTGCTGAATCCGTCGGAGAAACCGCTGCCGTATGGCGCGACGCCGTCGTATTTGTAGAATCCGTCATCATAGTTGTAGCCAGTAATCTTGACCGTGCGGTCGTCGCCCGGGTCTATTGAAGAAACAACTATCTTCTGAGCATTATGCCTTGCTTCGTTGCCGAATGAAAACTCAGTTTTTAGTGCGCTATTCCCCGTGTAGATTGCCTCCTCCGGCGCAGAGAGCATAATCACTTCGCGGTCGTGGCTTCCTTTGATAACAGAGATGCTTTGCACCGAGCCGTCGCGCTTCTTGAGGATGATGGAGTGGTCGTCACCTGGAGTAAATGTAACTGGCTGAGACAGCGTAAGCGCAAGCCCATTAACGGCAACAACATAGCCGTCTTGTGGCGCAATGCGTGAACCTTTAACCACGCTGATTACACCGCCAGGGGTAGCGAGGGCGCCTTCTTCTGTAGCTTCGAACTCTACGACAACTTTACTTAACGTGTTGCGCTGGTAGCGACGCCACGCGAGCCAGTACGCCTGCTGGTAGTTGCGCACGCCCTTCGATTCGTATTCCTCGGTATTTGCACCGAGTTCTTCCGGGATATAAATTGTCTCCTGTACGTTCGTATCCGGGTCGATGTACGAGAACGACAGGCTATCGTAGGTTGTCGAATCGTTGAACGTGCGCGTCCATTTCTCTGTACCGGTCGTTTTGCTGCGGTGAGTGAACACCATCTCCGGCCCCGCGACCGGACGGTCGAATCGCAGCATAATATCTGCACCTTTACGGTACGCTGTACAGAACACGGCTTCCGCTATGGTCTGAACAATGTCCTGCATAGTTGTGTCGTAATCGTCGAACGTGTAGCAGAATTGTCCAGCTAATTTACTACCAAAATAAGACTCAATTTCTTCCTGAACGGCGAGTAACTTGTCCATGTTTGCCGTTGTCAGTTCCAGATTACCCACCGCGGGGTCGCGAGCCAAGCGGATTAGTGACTGCACGGCCTGAGTGTTCGGTGTCATTGCCGTATCGAATACGCCATTTCCGAGGTATTTGTAGCACATCTCGGTAGCAATCATGCGTAGTTCCGGTTCGGACACCTCCGCGGCACGTGGCGTTTGTTTACGAGCGCAGTGTACGGTAGTGCGGTTGCCGTAGTGCGGGGTTGTATCCAGTGACTGCCCGTACAGATTAGTGAAAGTAACCTCGTCACTAACAGTACCCTCAAAATCTTTATCGGTGTCAGAAACACGACGCATACGGGCGCGGAATCGGGAAGCAGTAGGCAAACTACCATATAAGGTAATACCAGTGTAATCAGTGTTTCTCCCTGTAACAGTGCCTTGCACGGTGAATATATCGCCAACGGGCTGTTTCAATTCGTCCACCATCTGGTATTGCAGTTCCACCGTTACGGAGGCACGATTATAATCGCCGTTGTATTTATACATGCCGTTGCTGGCGGCGACATTGGCTACAACACGGTCGACAGTACCGCGGGTGATGTACGCCCATTCAGAGAGAGAAGCCGCGTAAGTGTCCGCCGGGCCGATAAGATGATTACCTACGTTGGCGTCTATTTCCCATTGGGCGGTTCCTATTTGGTTCCATACCGATTGATTTGGGCTTATATCAACGATAAGTGTGGTCTCGCTCACTGAAAGTACCGTATAGCGACCATCCAGGTTAACTTCATCGCCTTGATAGGTTGGAGTCGTATCTGCGTAGACGTTGTCAAAATAGACCAAGTCACCTACTGAAATTATTTCGTCAAAACCGGCATCACTACCAACGACAATGCCTGTTGGGCCCTGTCGTTGTACAGTATACAGAGCGACGTCTATCGCGATGTCATTAGGTGCGGGAAGGACAGCGCCATCGACATCGGCATTTTTAAATGTAATGTACAACTTCTGGTCTATCGGGTCGCCAATATGCAATTGGGGGGTGCTGGTATTATTCGGCGAAGTGTAAGGAGAATATACCGCCACCGACGAACCTGTTATCTCACTTATTCTGGTATCTGCCTCAGTTACACCGTCTTCCTCAATATGCAGATACCCTCGACCGGCGTCATAGTACGCATACTCAATAAGCGCCCCCGCAGCGTTAAACACCTTATATGTCTGCATCAGGTCATTGGGGATAGTCTGCACTGTCCCGCAGATGTCATAAGAACGCTCATAAGGTCGTGGCTTGTTTGAGCGGTCAGTGAGACTGTTATTAGGTGACGCCGCCTGATTGTTGGTAGCGGAATAATTAGCGTTAGCTGCCGTGTTAATCCCGAACAATTTGGCGATTGGCTTAAGGATGAAACTGAATACACTCCCAATAGCGTCGCCAATTCCGCCGCCAGCACCCTCAATAATGTGGTACACGGCGTCTTCGTCTTTAAGCGCGTCGAAGTCGTCGGTGACATCAGTATCATCGCCAATCTCGCCGAGGTAGACGCGTACAGGTACGCCGTCGGGAATGTGGTTAACGACAAACTCCATCGGCATCCCGACGTGTTTTGTACGGTCGAAAGCCCCGTCGGCGTTTCGCGTGTAGTGCAGGATTATCGCCAAAATTCAATCTCCGTGTACGTGTCTCTGAGGTCCGCCAGCCTGTCAAGCCGTACCTGACGTGAGGCAAGTTCGCAATGACTCACCATCCCGTCAAAGTAAACTCCCGCGTGCCACACGATACGACCACCACGGCGATACCCCATAAGCACGGCACAGAAGTTTTCAGGCCTATCGATTTTTGTAAGCCCCTTTGTATCGCGATGCCCTTCATCGAACGCATCGTTAATCGCCGTTGGGCTTGTAACGTCGAACGCGGGGGTCTCTAATCCGGCATCCGCGCGGACAATGCGAACGTGATGCCAGCAATTGCGTTTACGAAAGTCGTAAGGTATGCCCGTGTAGTCGTTAATATTCATGTGGTCAACAGGCCGCGTAATAACGGTATCTCTTTAGGTGTCATCAGTATACCAGTGCTTCGTTGGTTCAGCATAGGCGTACCGACATCAGCGGAGAACTCACCTTTCTCTTGGTTGATGGCCTGTAACTCGTACACGACAGGGCCGTCAGCAGGATAAGACAGGTCGGAGCTGACGTAACGGCGGAAGACGAACTTCGGCAACTCGGTGTTACTCATCGGGATTTTACCCATCTCATCATCCAGTTGATTGAGAATATCCGGTAAAGTAAACGTTGTCGTCTGGTCCATATCACTGTTGTTAGCGGCCCCCGCCGCTTCCATCGGGGTTGGTTCGAACGTGATTGTTTCGCCTGTCTCCAGCGTTGCTGTAAGTTCCTGCAGCCCGCGCACAAGATAGTACGTCTTTGACAGCAACGGGTGGCTGATTTGCAACGTGATATAGTCCATCTCGCCGTCTGGATTTGACGCCAGCTTACGGCGATAGGCTGCTTCTACTGATTCCTTGCTCATTGCATTGGGTCCCAAATTCGTGGAAACGTTGATTGTGCGGTCCCGTAGGCTTTAAGGAAACATACCAGCCCGTCACCATAGCAACCATACAAATCCGGCAGATTGTTAACAAGACACTGATTCTCAAGGTCCTGGAACGGTGACTTCTCGGCGGCTGCCGTGAAAGTAATCGTCCAGTTAATCCCGTCTTCGGTGGACTCGGCGATGGTGGACGTGATAGTTACCTGATAATCCTCAATGCCCATACCGAAGTCGTGCGCCATCCAGAAACTTGACGCGCCGCCGTCTACTTTCTCAAGGAACGACAGAAACGCCTGCCGCCCCAGCGCGGATGTAATCAGGGTTACGCTTATCGGGAACACGTCGTAATACGTGTCACGGCCCTGGCGCACTCCGCCACCGGCTAAATCGACACTCCAGACGTTGTTACGTCTTGTCATTGAGTAGCCTTTCGATACCACCGGCTTAAGGCTACGTGGGAAATATACTTCGCTCATTATTTGAACCCCGGCGCGTTTCTTGTGGCCTTGCGGGCCTTGCTAATCTTACTGTTGCTGTTCTGCAAAGAGGCCGCCACTTGCTCTTCAATGATGATACGCAAACGGCCTTCATCATCTTGTTCAGTGGATACGTTGCCAATCTGAGAACTCGTGTTGTTTACGATGGTAACATTAGACGGGCCGGAAGAAGACCCGTTTTGCCCCATAATTTCTTTCATCTGCTGCGCGGTGCGAACACGCGATGCGCCAGCGGGCATGATAACCTCAGGTTTACCACGTTCGGCGATGGTGGAAGCCTGCCCCGCGGATAACTGACCGCCCTGTTCACGCGCAGATCTGATAGCGGAAATCTGCGCCATACCCGCCCCAACGGCAGCGGCGGCGGCTACAGGTGCCAGGAACGGACCGACTACAGGGATAGCTGCCGTGGACTTGTACGCCTCAATAGCTGCGGTGTACGTGGCTATGGTGGCCTGTACGATAGCAAATGCCTTGTACGCGCCAGAAGCCTCGCCCAACGCAGACCCGATGTTTGAAGCCATGTTACCAAAGGCGGTTGCCGTTGCGTCGGCACGCTTTGTGGCGTACTGCTCGTTGATGGCGTTAAGCGCAGCCTGATACTGCTTCTCGCTAATCAGACCCTGCTCACGGTACTTATCCGCCACCGCCAGTTTCTGCTGTTCCTGGATGTCGAGAAGCTCAAGCTCGGCGGCGTTCTGACCCATAATCTGGGCCATGAAGTCGTCGCCTTTCTGCTGCTTTTCCTGGGCTTCTTTTCTTTTCTTATCCAGTTCTTCCTGTCTGGCCTGCTCGGCTGTGAGCATAATTTGAGTTTTGGCGTTTTCGTACTGCTGCTGGCTTATCGTTCCGGCACGGTTGAACTCCTCCAGTTTCGCCAGTTTCTGTTCTTCTGCCGCTGTGATGCGTGAAATTTCGTCTCCAGTTGTGCGGTCAACCGTAGCGAGGAAATCTTCCGCCGCTTTTTTCTGACGTTCTGCTGCCGTTTCTTCACGTTTGGCCTGCGCAGCCAGACGTTTCTCGTTCGATTTAGCCTCTCGGTCTGCCTTCGCTTTTTCGGTCGCGTCGATGCGAGCGATGTCTTGCCGCGCTTCCGCATCCCGGGCCGCGTTATACGCGGCTATCTGCTCTTTGGTGACAGCTTCACGTTTAGCGAATGCCTGCTTATCAAGTTCAGCTTGCGCCCGGATACGCTCACGGTCGCTTAAGATGGCAATTTGCTGATTCTTGACGATAGCTTCGTTCTGTTCCTGGAATCTCTGCGTGGTTGAGTTAACGTTACGACCAAGATTCTTTTGAGCCTCTGCCGCCGCGTTTGCTGACTTCTCTGCGTTCTCCAGTGCCGTGGCGTTCTTGTTGGCATTGTCGGTCAGGCGGATAAGTTCCGGGTTCAACTGTTTTGTATTACCGAGCCAGTCGGTAAACACATCGGCGATGCGACGGGCATTCTCGGCTGTTGGCTCTTTATTAAACGCGCTCTGCGCCGCTATCATCTCCAGGGCCTGGTCGCGGTTAACTCCGAACTTACTACTAAGCTCCGCGATATTCTGTGCCAGCATGTTGACGCCTACGATGTTGCCCTCGTAGGTGCCGCCTAGTTTTTCTAACGTGTCGCCTACATCCGCACCCTTAGAGACCAGCGCGTCATACTGGCTAATAGCCGATGCCGTGGAGGCTTTCCATGTTTCCCATGATTCTGCGTCCTCACGAACGGCTTTAGCTGTTTGCTGCGCGATAAGGTCTGCGTTAGCCTTAGCCAGAGCAAGCTGAGTCTCAGCCGCTTCTCTGCTGATTTGGGTAAGCTGGATAAGGCCGTCTGTCAGTTCGAGAGAGCCGGATGCTGTTTGCTGAAAAGTATCTTTCAACTGTTTCTGTGCGGCTTCGAGGTCTTTTGAACTGCCTTCTGCTTCGGTTAGCGATTTGTACAGGACACCACCGATTGCTGACGCGAGAGCAATTACAGCCCCCAGCACCGCACCACCAGGGCCGAAGGCCCCCGCAAGCTGTGAACCTTGCTGTCCTATCGCGACGAATGCGGACGTACCAGATTGCAACTGGACAACCATGTCCTGCACCTGGAAGCCAACCTGCCCAGCGGCGTTACGGAATTTAGCGAAACCGTCAGAGGCCGCTTTAGACGTAGCGGAGTTTACTTTATTAACGTCAGGCGTTAGTTTGTTTACAGATGTGTCCGCCCGGTCTGCGGATGCCGCCATAGCGTCAAGCTGTTTGGCGGCTACGTCAGCGCCTTCTGTTTTTACTCTGGCAATTAGGGAAGCCGTATCAGCCATCTTCTCTGCCCTCAAATATTCCGTCTAAGCCCATGATAACCTCGGCTTCGAACAAACTTATGCCGTAACCGGCGACATCACGAAACGCTACCAAATCTTGCCATTTGAGCGCATCGCGCGGGATTATAACGATAGTATCATCTGTTTCACGCTGTAGGAATTTAATGGCGCGGTATTTCTCGAACACGTCGATAAGAGAAACGGGGCATTCAGGCCCCGTCGTTTCTTTCATCTGCGGTTCTTTAATCACGCCCATTGCAATCAAAGCCGCCTGGTGCCCCGCCGCGATGTCGTCGAATTGCTTACGTTTGTGGCGGTCGACAAAGCACCATTGCGCAAATTCATACAGCGCTTTTACTTTTCCGAGAGTTTCTCACGACTGTCGGTGTGATGCTTAACTACGGCCTCCGCCAGCCCACTGTACTGGTCGAACAGGTTAGCCAGCGCTTCTTTGCTGAACGGTTCGTCGAATGACCAACCGGTGACGATTTCCACGGCAAGCTGCTTGTTCAGGTCCATCACCCGCCAGCCCTTTTCATCGTTATAGCGCGCCCAGTTATTCAGTGCCTCGCACTCTTTATCTAAGGGTGCAAGCTCTTCCGTAAGGCGTCGAATTGCCGTTGTGTAGGCGCGGCCTGCGCGAACACCCTCGTCACAATCAGGGCCAATCACCTGCAGCCATTCACCGGAATCTTTACCACTCGGCAGAAGGATAGGCATTTTAGTGCCTACAGCATGGCGGTCCGCAAAATAAAAATCAGAAAGTTTCATTCTTTGATCCTTTGGTTAAGAGGTTACAGGTTAAGGAAAATGCGCCAGACGGGAACCACCCGCTTTTCGTGTGCGACACTAGGCGCAAACTTATTCTAGCACACTACTTGCACACCCCAATATAATAGGGTACTATTCACCTGTAACTTACTGAGGAAATAATTATGCGTAAATTAGTATTGGCTCTGGGGTTTATGTCTTTTGCTACTTTTGGGTCCCCGTGCGAACAGGTATTTAGTGAATCTGTTCTTATGACTTCTGGCGTGCTTGAGAAAGCCGACACTACTATCGTAAAGGCATTTAAGGACTCTACAGTTGGCGAGTGTGAGGCTGCCGTAGAGGTTGGTAAATCGGGCTTACCTCCTCAAGCCGTAACATACACGGTAATACGTTCGGTAGAGAAAAACGGAGACGCGTTTTACAGCCTACTAACGGCTACCCGTCTGCAAATGGTAATGACCGGGTGGGCGATAGGCGCGGAAAGTAAATAGTCGCCTTTATTTAAAGGAATGCACTATGGTTAAATAGGACAAATCCTAAACACGAGGAAGTAAGCATGGCCCGGAAGAAAATAACCGACGAGCAGTTACAGGAAGAATTGAACGCCGGTGTGAGGAATATCGATATAGCTCGTAAATACGGCGTCTCAGACCGCGTTATCAGAATCCGTAAAGCGAAGCTGGCAAAGAAAGGCGTAGGCCACGGGCTGGACGTTAGCCACCTTGTTCCGGACGGCTACAAGATTAAAGGCACGTCGTCTCTGGTGGACGAGTTCGGCAATACTAAGTTGCAATGGGTTAAGACCGACACCGATGCCGAACGTCAGGTAGAATTAATGAAAGCCGTAATCGAAGGTATGAAGTCGGAGATTACGCCGGTTGCACCTGTTAAAGCCGCTCGCACCAAACGTGACGATAAACTACTCAATCTTTACACTGTATCTGATTTCCATCTCGGTATGCTGGCCTGGGCCGACGAGAGCGGCGACGACTGGGATATGAAGATTGCTGAAGACTTGTTCTCCCGTTGGTTCGATGCGGCGTTTCAGAAAGCACCAGATGCTGGAACTGGGGTTATTAACCTGCTGGGGGACTTCGCACACTTCGATAGTCTTGATGCCGTTACCCCTGAGTCGCGTCATGTGTTGGACGCAGACACTCGCTACCAGAAACTTGTCCGCTACATGATTCGTATGGTTCGCCGTGTTGTTGATATGGCACTGGTTAAGCATAAATCTGTTCGCTTGCTTATCGTGCAAGGAAATCACGACCCTGTAGGGTCTGTATGGCTGGCGGAAATGTTCACGACTTTATACTCAAACGACAGCCGAGTGACAGTGGATACATCGCCGGATGTTTACAAGATGGTGCAACACGGCAAAACGACATTGTTCTTTCACCACGGGCATAAGGCGCGATTTGACGCTATCGAACCGGTTATGATTGCTAAGTTCCGCAAAGCGTTCGGCGAGAGCGTTTATAGCTACGCCCACGTTGGGCACCTGCACCACCAGAAGATTGTAGAAAGCCGTAACATGATTGTTGAGCAGCATCGCACTCTCGCGGCGAAAGATGCATATGCTTCTCGCGGTGGGTGGATGTCGGGACGCAGTGCAAATGTAATTACTTATAGCGCCGAATACGGCGAGGTTGCACGTTTAACTATTTCACCGGAGATGTTGGGATGAAAGATATTGTAATTTTCGATTTAGACGGGACATTGGCGGATGGGACACATCGTTTGCACCTTCTGCCGAAAGATAACTACAACGAAACATGGGCGTGGAAGCCATTTAACATGGCGTGCAAAGATGATGAACCAATTAGAGATAATATCGAGCTGTGTAACGCCCTTAATCGGCGATACGCCGCTATTATTTTAACCGGTCGCAGTGATGACGCAGAAAAAGAAACCAGAATGTGGTTGCAGCGCCACCGCGTCGAATTTTATCAGCTAATCATGCGCAGCAAACACGACAACAGAAAAGACATCGTAATTAAAGAAGAGGTGTTGCGCGCTATCGGGCTGGAAAGAATCTTGTGTGCGTTCGATGACTCCCCAGCGGTGATAAAGCATTTCCGTGGCTTAGGAATCACGACGCACGCGGTTACTGAATACGACTGTAACGGGAACTCTACTCACTTAAAACCACACGGGAGCAATAAATAATGGCTAAGGTAATCATTCTTAATGGTCCTGCGGGCTGCGGAAAAGACACACTCGCTATGGCGCTGGTAGAAATGGGCTTTGCGAATGCGACTACCAGTTTCAAGAATCCAATGTTCAATATCGCTCTTGCAGCGTTAGGCCCGGATACTTACCACGAGTTTCTCGACGGCTACGACGACAGGGCGCGGAAAGAAAAGCCAGAGGGTTTTCTTAATGGGTTGTCACGTCGTCAGTTCATGATTGCCATTTCTGAGCAATTCATTAAACCGGTATTCGGTGACGATTATTTCGGTAAGTATCTTGCCGGAAACTTGTCCGACGGCGACGAAGTTTTTGTAGTGTCCGACGGTGGATTCGCCAGTGAAGTGGCCCCCATCGTCGCCGCGGGGCATGATGTAAGAATCGTTCGCTTGCACAGAGACGGCTATACGTTTGACGGGGATAGTCGTGGTTACCTGTACGATATTGATGGTGCGGTATGCCATGACGTTGTGGTCATCCCAGGCGAGATTACATTAACAGCGGCTGCGATTGCTAATAGAATCCTGGGGATTTATCCAAATGCGTGAATGTACAATGGGGACAATATTTGTAATCAGCGTATACGACAAAGAATGGGACGAATGGAGTGATATCTAAGCCGTAAGTAGCCTGGAAGAGGCATTAGATGAGTATTCAAGGCTTCGGGATAAAGGAGAACTCGTTAACTTCTACCCTATGCAATTGAAGGAGTAAGAAAAGGCCCCGAAAGGGGCCTTAGTTTTATGCGTAGGTGATACGCTGGATAACAATAGACGACTGGTACTGGTTACCGGTAGCCTGGCCTTCAATGGACTGAGTGATTGACTCAGGCCCGCCAATCTCAGGCGTAACCGCCGTAAGCTCTGCACGTTTTAAACTGAAAGACATAGCTCCGTTTACCCCCGCCAGAATAGAATTAATCTCTACCTGCTGCTCGTTGATAAACTTCTGAATCATAGCCATGTCGTACAGCTTGCCGGAGATGGAGAAGGTGTTAGCCGCGCGGCTACGCTCCACAAACGCTACGTTAGTGTTGCCGAGTTCGAACTGTGCGGACGCGCTGTTGTCGTTGGTGATGGCCAGACTATCGCAACGCAACGGTGTAGAGCCGTCAAACACGGAAACGTCAACGGAGGAGAACGGCTCATCACCAAACGTAACAGAGGAGAAGTCAGAACCAGACGGTGGCGTAGTGAGAATCTCCTGGCCGCGCCCGATGAACGGGAAGCTGCCAGTTACCATCGCGTTAACAGCTTGTTCGATGGTAAAACCGGAAACTTCCACACCTTTTGTCAGCGTGTACGCGTCGGCCCCACCACACTGGCCTTTGTACCACGTGAGAATAGAGAACGTCTTACACTGACTGCCGGTTTCCAGTTTGTCGCCTGTCTTAGCCTTACTGGTTTTTGTCTCGACGGTCAGAGGGTGTTGGATACCTGCGCCAGTAACAACCGTGGCGGTTACCGCAGTGACGATAAACGGTTTTGCGTTGTCGCCGGTTAAGTCGGTAAACGCAATCAGGTCGCCTACCTCAACGCCGTCAGAAATAAAGCTACCTTCGGCACGGGTGAACGTCTTGCCTTCAGGTGCGACGGTAATCGACAGCCCGGACAGCGATGCACCGGATTGCCACGTAGAGCCTAAAGCACCTGCCAGCCAGTCATCCTGGCTTTTCGAACTAAGCTCGATGGCGTATTCTCCGCTAACCTGTTTGTTGCCGGTGCGGATGGACGTAGTTTCACGGCTGCCGTCAAGTTCATTGGAGGTCAGCGTGTCGCGGGTAATAGCAGGAACACCGCCAGTGTTACGCAACGGCGACCAGACAGGGTTGTCTGGAGTTACGCCCGGGGTAGTTTCCGCCACATAGAATTGCGCGGTAGTCGCGCCCTTAAAAGGAGTTGTAGCCATATTCACAGCCTCTTGGTGAATGCAATAAAGTTAATTGACAATGGTCTTTTGGCCCATCCGTTTTCTACAATCAGCGGCCCCAGGCTAACCGATTGAACCTCGGCGCAGATGTCGTTACGTGAAAATGACTTACCTGCTTTAAACGCCGTGTTAAGTAAGTCTGCCATTTTATTGATTGGCGCGCTACCTTTCACAGATGCGTAGTTAATATCTACCTGATAGACACCGGCGCGTTGTTCCGTGAAGAACAAATCCGCCTGCTCCGTATCTGCCAGCAACATGTAACTTGCCAGATACGGGGTATTGGTTGACGTCGGCGCGTCGATGTTTTCAAGAGCAACCTTGATGCCGTTGGCGGTTCCGAAGGCTACCAGCGGCACATCGAACGCTTTTGTTAAATCCTCAAAGTAGCCCATCATTTCACCTTGTTGGCTTCTTCGTTAATGAGTTGCTGGAAGCGAGACACATTTACCCTGACAAATCCTTGCGGAGCCTGTTGCGACCAGCCATACTCCAGCCGTTGAGCATACGGCAGGTTGTTTGTCAGCGTGAACTCGCGCCAGTCTGCGGCTTTCAGCACGAAACTCGTAGCGTTTCCGGTTGCTATGTTTCCTGATTTATCCGTAGCGTCCGTAGTTCCGAAAGCAGGAGTACCGCCGGATGCCATCCAGTTCATACGAAAGCGGCCAGTATCCACCGGACTCGCCTTTATAATAGCGGAAAACAGCTTGATAGACACCTGACGCATTACCTTCTCAGGATTCTTCTTCGCCTTTTCCACGAACTTAGAGACGTCAAGCGCGAAACTCATTTTCTCACCTGAATAAAGTATGCCACGACATCATCGTTAACCATCTTCTTCTCGATGGCTACGACAGACCATTGCTCGCTGCCGAATTGCACCTTGTCTTCCATCTTAGGGACGACACTGCAATCGGCTTTAACAATCATGTCACCAGCCTGAATCGTCGTACCGTTTACCAGTCCAGCGTTTACCGGAACCGGAACAGCTTTCAACGGCAACACTTCATCCGCGGACCATACGTACTCACCGAGGACTTCGTCCCATACTTTCGAGCCAGCACGAACAAGGGATACCGTGCTACCGAATTTGGTTAGCAGGCGTGTACCTACGCCTTGCATACGTTTACTAAAGGCGGTGTTCATTACGCAGCCTCCAGTCTCGAGATAACCAGTAGCGCAGATGGCGCGGTACCCCATGCGGTTACGGTAGCCGCTTGAGGATATACACCTCCGAAGTTACTCCCGGCGCTATCTCGCATAATCTGAACGGCAAACGTCTGGCCTGCTGTCGGGTTAATAACAACGCGAGACTCAATCGGGATTGTGGTGTCGGCACTTACCAGTTTCGTAGCTGCCGGTGAGCCGTACTGAGCACCGTTTACCAGAATGCGTGATAACAAAATAGACGTGCCGCTTGCCCCAGTGCGCCCAGCCTGTAACTTGATGCGAACGGCATAGCTGCCCGCAGTGTTGAACGTAACAAGCCCCGCGGCATTAATCATTACCGGGTCAGATGCGCTACCCTGGGCAGAGCCGAAGGTTAACTGCAATGCCGTATCTACTGCGGTGGGTGCTTGCATTACTGTCGATACAGCACGGAGAACTTCAACCTCTTTAACGCCTGGAGTGGCGTAAATAGGTGAGTCAGCCATCTGCGTCATTACCTCGCGCAATGCGGCTGGGGTGATAAGGCCGGTAGTGTTATCGGGAAGATTTGCACCGATAAGGGTAAACATCTCTGTTTTAGTCTTCGCCATTTTTAACCCCGGTACACGTTAAACGAGAAGCCATTGTTAAGACCCCCGCACAGTAATGGGCGTAAGGCATCGTCTGCGGCGGTAATCGCGGTCGTAGCGCCACTGCTGCCGTTGTTGAAGTACGTCACGGTTACTGCGCCCTCTACGCGCTCGGTCTGTACAGCGCGCCCATCTGAGTTAGCTCGTACCTCAGTACCTGCGCCATATGTAACGGCGGCGATTACCTGCGCAAGAATTACCGGCTTAGGGATAACATCGTTTGCTACAGGGAAACCATTCAACGTAACACCGGTGCGTGGATACGCCAGAGACTGTTCAGCGGACACCCGACGTCCACACATCTGCGGTTCTGCAAGCCCGACATAGGTAGTGCCGTTGCGCAAGGCCACCTCTGCGGCGGTATCGTCCGCGGGTAACTCAAGACCATAATTAGCCGCTAACGCGCGGGCGTCAGCTAGGCTAATGTAACTGTCAGCGCCAGGTACTATTGACCCATCTTCCACGATTAGCGGCATAAATTATTCCTCTGACTTACGGCGGCGACGCTTAGTACCACCACCGTTGTTGTGCGCTTCTTCGTTGCCCGGTTGGGTTGCAACCAGCTCATCCGCTTCTACAACACCGCGAACCGGCATCACCTGCCCATCAACAACATCAACGTGGGTGTACTTTTCGCGGATTACATAATTATCTGCCATGACCTTTCCTTATTACGGCCCCGAAGGGCCGTTGCATTAAGACACAGTTGCTACAGTGCTGCTGGAGATAATATTACCATACACATCGTGAACAACCACTTTATACGTACCGGAATCTGCGGTAGTAGTGGACGCCTTCACATAGGAAGCAGCGTTCGCCCCGGCGATAGCGTTGTTGTTCTTGTGCCACTGGTAGGAATACGGCTCCAGACCGCCCGTTACGGTTACGGTCAGTGTCATGGTTTCACCTGCGGTAACGGAGGTAGTAGCCGCCAGCGCGGAAGAGAAAGACGCTGGCGAGATATTTGCCATATCGATTTTAGCACCAACGGTATCGGTGGACACACCAGTAATACGACGTTTAATTACATCAACCATTTTTAAGCTCCTTTAGCTTACGGTTCCTGCGTTTTTAAGCGCAGTCAACAGATTTTCTACGGTAGTGCGCAGCGCGGTAACATCAGTTAAAAGTTTGTTGTACTCCGCCACAAGAGCATCGAACTCGAGCTTAGTCGGGGCATCAACAGACTGCGCCCCTACGCCAGCGGTAATGGCTGCGGGCGTGGCTACAGTAGCTGACTTTTTAACCCCACCAACTACGCTGGTAGTAGCCGGCGTTACTGGGATGTCAAAGTCGCCGAAGTCGACATTCTCAAGGCTGCGCGGCAAGCCTTTTCCGGTCTTAGCCATAAATTACCTCTTAGTAAATGAAAAGAGGGACCGAAGTCCCTCTCGATTATATCTTAACCTTAAGCACCGACACCAGTTACCAGGAAGGCAATCGGTACATGCTTACGCTCAACCACACGGTTCCAGTTGGAGGCGTTCGCCAGGTCCTGCCAGGAAGCGGAACGTGCAACCGTCTCGGTGCCATTACCGGTGATTACCGCGCTGGTGAAGCTGTAGCCCAGCGGGTGCAGCAACCAGGTCTTACGAGTCCACAGGGTTTCAACGCCGCCGCCGTTACCACGGGATGCTTCGCGTTCATATTCCAGCGGGTTGGACGGAGAACCTTCACCGTAACCGATAGCGCCGTTGCCGAAGATGATGGAGATGAACTTACGGCCGCCGCCAGTACCAACTACGGTCATGCTGTCGTCAACGATCACACGGTAGCCCTGGTAGGTGGCGAACAGGGTGTCGTTGTCAGCATCTTTGATGAAGTCAATAAGTTGCTGTTTACGCGCCTGCGCATAAACGAAGCTGTGCATAGCGATAGCGCCCAATACTTCGCCGCCGTTACCAATCAGCGCATCACCCATGGTCTGGGTTGCGTCGATGAACGCACTGGAGTCGAAGCCCAGAGTAGCGGACACGTCGATTACCATGTCATTCTGCTCGTGGTAAGCATCGGTAGCAGCTACGTTGTCGTTGTACAGACCGAGCGCGGTGGCAATCAGACGGCGTTGTGCCTGACGTTGCCAGAAGTTATCCAGACGGGACGCTACGGATTGCAGCGGATTCTGGCTGGTCAGTTCGACAGTCAAATCCGCCTGACCAAAACCTTCGTTCAGGTAGGCAACACGGGCCATCATCTCGCCGGTTTGCACATTACGCGGGGTAGCGATGTCCTGATACACGTCGTTCGAGTAATTAGGCTCGATAGACGTATCAATCGCTTTCCAGAAAGGAATGTTGGCGATGTTGGACGGGCCGCGGGCAATCTCTGCGGCGTACGGAGTCGGGGTCAGAATACCGGACTGGAAGAACGCGGTTTTTTCTACCGGGTCTTCGGTCATATAAGACGCCAGGACCGGGATGTTGCCAGTTACGATATCGCCGATAGTGGTAATTGCCATTATTATTTCCTCAGGGCTTTAAGTTGCCGTTCAAATTCGGCAGGGTTCGATTTATACAGAGCTAAACGCTCCGCTTCACTCATGTCTTTAAACGCTGGTGCGGCCCCGCCGCCTTTGCCACCGGAAGCCCCGCCGCCGGAAGCTGCATTTGCTTTAATCAAATGCGAAAACGCTTTGTGTTCCCGCAGATATTTGCGGAACTGTTCAGGGTCAGTCGTGATTACGTTGCCGTCTGCGCCGACAAACTTAGTAACCACATCATCGCCTTCGAACTCAGTCTTAACGAACGGTGCGAGAATGTCTACTGCTTCCGGGGTAATAAAGTCGCCCGCGAAAGAGCCTAACACCGCTTTACGTTCGCTACCGAGGATGCGCTCTGCCATTTTGGAGATGCGGCCATCTTTCTCGGCTAACACCGGGTCATACTGGCTACGAATCGTCTTTTCGAACTCGTCCATCTTACCAGCGGCTTTTAACGCCTCCTGGTGCGCACGCTGCCGTTCTTCTTCGGCTTCTTTTGCTTTACGAGCGGCTTCTTTCTTCTCCGCGAGCAATGCTTCCTGATTAGCCTTAAGCCCGGCAACTTCTTTCTCAATCAGCGCCTGAACTTCTTCAGCGGTGAACATTTTCGGCGCGTCACCGCCACCAGCTTTATCTTCTGCCCCAGCTTCTTCCTGGAACGGATAACGTAAAAAACGATTCATAGTCAGTATGTCCCCTGGACGTTGGAATCCGGGCCACCCGGATTTACATGTCAAGAATAAATTATTCCAATATGCAAGGCAACTATTCCAGAATATTCCTCACGTAATCCTGCAACATGAACACTTTCAGCCTCAGTTGCCGTACGCATTCAGCGTTCTGGACGTCAATAGCTAAATCCTCATCAGCGTCGCTACTTGGCTGCGCCAGTTTGCACGGCGGCTGCATCATCGTCATATCCGGGGATGGAGTTGGCGTTGGCGACGGCGCGGGACTTGAGCAGGACGCGAGCATCGTCGAAAGTGCACACGCTGCGGCCAGGCGTTTTAATGTACTTAACGACTTCACGGGTGATCACCTCTGATTTCGTCTTGCCTTCGTTGTCAGCGGCTGCAGCCTTTGATTCATCCTGCTGCTGCCGTTGTGTTTTCTTCGCCAGCTCAACCTGTGCTTTCTGCTGTTGCTGAGAAACAAGATTAGCGCGGCCTTCGTTCCAGCCGCTGCGGTACTGGTAGATGCCGTGTGCGTAAGCCAGGATGATGAAACATGCTCCCGCTACGACAGTTGCTTTAAGATTCATGTTTCTCCTTTCTCGATAAGTAAAGCCCCGCCTTAAAGCGGGGCGCTAGTCCTTATCATTTAAACATAGAAACGGCGTAATCTCAGTAAACCAGCTACTTTTTACACAAGCAATAGAGTATGGCCCTTCCGAATGCGGGCAGCGACACTACACTCAGTGCTAACGCACCGCTCCGTTCTCCTGCCGCACCGCGGTCGCTTGTTCATACTTCACAAGCTCAGGTGGAGCTTAGCACATTTTTAGTGAAAAGTCAACTATTCGAATAGTTTATTCCAACATTTACAATTGGGTGGAATAACCGGAATAGGTAAATAAATAGTTTGCAGACACCAATATAATAGGGTACTATTCATTTAACTTAAACAGGAGATGAAAAATGTTCAAAGAAAAAGACATAATGCACGAAAACGGTAAATACTGGGTTCTAAACGATAAAGGAGTGTACTACGTAATGATTTCTGGGTTTACCCATGCTAAAGCTGATAGCGCATACGCTAGCTTATATTTAGCGATAGCCCGCTGCGATTATCTAGCGAGTAGAGATGTATAAGCTAAGGCCCCTTTCGGGGCCTTTTATCATTCCGGCTTAGTTACCTTCGCCGCTTTACTGACGGCCTCTACACCATCAGCATCAGTAACTTTAACGAAGTATTCACCAACCGCGTTTACTGTCAGAGATAAAGCCTCTTCTGGCGCGTTGACAACTTCCTTCCCGTCTTTGTACCAGGTCAGAGCGTACGGAGCTTTACCCGCCTTAACTTCTACCGTGATTACCGCGCTTCCGTCTACCAGTTCCGCGTCTTTCGGTTGCACAGAGAAATACACGTCGCCCGCGTCTTCCAGATACGGAATCTCGTAAAGCATACCCGCCGCAGGCAGTGCAATACCGGTTTTATCTGCAAACGGCATATCGTCTACCGGTGTACCTAGTACACTTTCATCTTCAATAAACACCGCGTTCTCACCAGAGCCAGACACGCGGGCGTACTGGACTACGCGACGTGACGGAACATCAGTTACTTTGAAAAAGCCCATCATTATTCTCCTTTCAGATAATCAGCAACACGTTTATCGAGTTCCGCCATCTGCTTAAGCGTGAGCGGATTCCCGAAACCATCTACAGATATTACGCGAAACTCTTCCGGCGATATACCGCTGTTGCGGAAAATCTTACCCCGCACCGGGCCGATCGCTTCATCCTGAAACCACGCCGGTTGTTGTTTAAGGAACTCGTAATAGGTTGTGTCCGCGCTTACCTGAGTACCGCCTTCTGCGCCCTTAGCTGCGCGTTTCGCTCCTTTATCCAGGAAATCGAACTCGGAACTGATTACGGGCGCAGTGGTCGTTCTGCAGTTAGGATGGAAAGGGGGTCTCGGACCTTTGCCGATTTCGTATTCCTGCCCGTCCAGGCTACGGCATATTGTTGATGTACGGCTGTCGAGTGTGGCGACTATTTCGTATTTCTCAATGATGTCGTCGTTCTGGCGGTACGTCTCGTTACGGGCTTCGTTGGACACATGAGACAGCGCAGTACGTATTACTGTAGCTGCGTTTCGTTCCGAGATGTCTGCCAGTCCGCCAGCGCCGACTACGCTTTTAACAATCTGCCGTGTGGTTTGGCCTTGTACGAAACCCATTTTAACGCCGGTTACAAGGCGCGCGACTTCTGTTTCACTCCAGCCCGACATCAGCTTGGTGAAATCAACTGGTTTGTCGCTTAATGAGAGCGGTTGAAACTCGGCAGCGGACCACACCTGTTCAGCGGTAGGTGTAACAAATTCCGCGTTAACGCTAGCCGTCAGCGTTTTTACATTCCACTCCGCCTCATACGCCGCTAGTTCCTTAAGGTCTTCTGTCAGCTTTGTTTGCCAGTCGCCTGTAAGTCCGCTCAGTGCTTCTTCCAGGTCGCGTAACAGTTTATTCAGTCGCGCGGTGCTACGCCCGTCGTCGCCGAATAACAGCACCTGCCGTTTGATTTCGTCCCTCATCTCCTGAAGGAACGGCGCGAGGTCTTTCACCTCACCGGACGCGGCGCGTTGCAGCCATATCTGGTGGCTGATTAGGGATGTAAGTAAGCTCATAAGCCCTCCTGTAGTATCGACAGTGTACCGCATAAAAATAATAATTGCAGACACCAATATAATAGGGTACTATTCAGTTAACTTAAACAGGAGACGAAAAATGAAATTAGCAAAAAGAATTACCGTAAATACTAATTTAAGTTCGAAAAACGGAGACAAACGTAAGTTCCGCCGTAAAATGCGCCAGATTGTTAAACTAGACTACATTTTTGAAGAAACGATTGCACTAGCCGCAAACGCTGCCCGTAACTGGGGGTGATAAGATGATGTATGCAATTTACGTAGCGGCGATATGCGCCGCTAACTTTTCGGTAACTGTGTTTGGTCCGTGGGCGACACCGGTAAACGCCTTTCTACTTATTGGGCTTGATTTCGTAATAAGAGATAAGTTGCACGAGAGGATTGGTGTACAAAAAATATTCATACTGATACTAGTAACTGGCATTATAAGTTTCTCCATAAACCCGGCAACCGGCAAGATTGCTATGGCAAGCGTTGTTGCCTTCGCTTTTGCAGCCGCCATAGATGCCGTTGTCTACCAGGCACTGATCAATAAAAAGTGGTTGGTTAAGTCAAACGTAAGTAATACAGCGGCCTCGGCGGTGGACTCTTTTATTTTCCCACTAATAGCTTTCGGGGCCTTCATGCCGCTAGTCGTACTGGGCCAATTCGTGGCTAAGGTTTTTGGCGGAGCTTTATGGTCGTTCTTGCTGAGGAAAATTAAATGACAGTGCATTACCACGGAGGCCCTATTTGGGGTGGGGATGAGCTTATAGAAGCATTGTACCGAGGTGGTGGTGCTCTGGTATCATACGCCCGCCCCGATCAAATACGAAAGATAGCCGCCACGAGATGTAAATTAGTGTTGGACAACGGAGCTTTTTCGACGTGGAAGAAAGCACCGGACAACATAGACTGGAGCGCCCACTGGGCAGGATATTATGATTTTGTCGGAGAGTGGTTCAGTCGTATTGAGTGGTTCATAATACCGGACGTTATAGAGGGCACGGAGGAAGAGAACGACGCATTAATAGAAACTGTCCCCGATTGGTTAAGGTCTAAGGCGGTCCCGGTGTGGCACAGCGATGAAAGTATAAGAAGACTGGTAAAACTGTGCCGTGGGTTCAATCGGGTAGCGATAGGTTGCTGCGGACCGCACAGGGCCATACGGTCTAAGTCATGGGGGAAAAGAATGGACCAGGCATTTAATGCGGTTTATAGAAACAGGAAATTGGATGTAAAACTCCACGGCCTTAGAATGCTGGATGGGCGGGCCTTGAGCCGCTACCCTTTCGACAGCGCTGACAGCACAAACGTAGCTATAAATGTGCCGAAAACTAAGGCAAGACTACCTGACATAACGGACAAACTGCATCGAACTGCCATAATGAGGCATACCATAGAGATGGTTAAACCCCCTACAGTAGAGGAATGGCTACTTAAAACTAAGGCCCCATAACGGGGCCTTTTTCGCTACTCCTGTTGCTGTGCCGACTGCGGAATCTCCCCCTCCACCTGAGTAACAGCACCTAACGGCAGTGGTGCATCCTCGATTGCGTTCTGAATGTCCTCGTCCGTCCAGTCAGTTACGCCAGCCTTACGCAATGCTGCATAGTAAGCAGTGGCGGGCAGCAAACCGGCATTAATGTCTGCCATCCACTGCGCACGGTCATGGGCGGTCATCGGTTGCAAGAAGAACTCCATATTCAGCTTGAACTCAATCTCTGTGCCTTCACGCAGCCCTAGCATCGCAGCCACCCAGCGCAACGCATCGGTGTACGCCATGCTTACGTTCCGCGCGATTGTCGCCATAACTGACGTATCCGCACCGCGTTGCAGTCTGGCCGATTCAGCGGTGATTTGCTGCGTCGGGGTGATAAGCTGCGCACCAATCTGGATAGCCTGATTCTCTTTATCCAGCATGTTCTGCTTAGCGAGGTTGTTCTCCCCCGCCTGAACCAGAAACGCATTGCCGCCGTAACCAATGTTGTGGCCTGAACGCGACCCCATACGCACGCCGTGAGGGTTGGCTTCTTTCCACTGTTCCATGCTCATGTTCTCGCCCGGCGCAATGAACAAAGTAGGCTGGCCTACCACGAAGCTGGACTCTTCATTGTCTGCGCTGTTACGGAAATGCCCGATATTAAGCTCAGCCAACGGCAGCAAAGGTGCATCGTCAATTGTTGCATCGTTGTTGCTCGCACCAATGAACGTAAATGGGATTTTACCGCGCAACTGTTCGCCCAGTTCCGGGAATATTTCGATTACTTCGTCCTGAGCGCCGCCTTCGGCATCGAAGCGGTAAATGCGCTGGCGGTAGCGACCGTCAATCAGGTCAAGGACGCGGTATTGCTCGCCAAACTTGGTTTCGAACTCCGCACCCGGTTCTGAGTATTCCCATGCCTCACGCAGCACGACCATAGTCACACGGTTCACTGAACCTACGCGTGTCAGTCGCCAGTTGATGATGTTCTCTGCGGTATAGAATGCGATGACCGGGTTTAATAACCCTGCGTTCTGTTCGGCTGCCGTCGCGGCGGCGGTCTCTGGGGCATCAACCAGCAACCCGCCACGACCTACCGAGTCAATCTCCATCAGCGTATCCTGCGCGTGCTGCCACAGCCCGACACCGGAACCGTCAGCATTACGTAGCAGGTACTCCATCTCAGGCGGAATAATCTGTTCGGGGTCTTTGCGCATGACGCTACCGACCATCCCCGCCAGGGTACGTTTAGTGAAGTTGTAGCAGATAGCGCCGTTCTCGTATTCTTCCTGGCGCTGCGCTGCGTAGGTTGGGTCTGGCTCGTTCTTCCCGACGTTGCGAAGATAGCGGATAAGGTCGCCTTCCAGCGCGTGTCGCACCTTCTGCCATTTATCGAAGTGATGCAGCCATTCCCGGTGTTTTGTCTTAACACCCTGATTCTGACCGTTCATAGTTAACATTGAGTAGTCCTCTTAGAGTGCGTTAGTGCGCACTGTTGCCGCGTTTATGCCTTCTTAATCCAATTATTGTAAACGCCAAGCCCCCAGCTATAGGCGTAGAAAAGGCACAGCACAAGAATACCCCATTGCTGGTTTACTATCGCGCTATAAATCCAGAAAGGCTGCCCAGCAATTCCAAACAAACAAGCGAATCTCTTCCACTTCTGGTTGGATTGCTGGGTAAGGAAGATGGCTATTACGCCAGTGAAAGCTATAGCTAGTTGGTCCATAAATCCTCACAGAGAAAAAGTAACGGGGATGTTGATTACTGGTTTAACCACCGGCATCTCGTAAACTACAGGATAGCCGAGAGCATCCGCCATATGGTCGATGATGCCGTCTTTATCTGGCTCTCCGTTATCGTCATATGCCTGCTGCTCCAGCGTCTTCGCTATCTCGGGGCATAAGTGGTCGTTAACCCACAGCTTACCTTTTTCCAGCGCGGTATTCACGGCTAAAACACGGTCTTTAACCGGGGGGTTGGCGGATTTAGCGCGAACATCGAACCCGGCCTGCTGGAGTAACGCGATATCAGAGATTGACGCTGAGTTGGTTTTGCGGTTCTTGCCGCTGGCGTCGGGGTAAACGACGATGCGGTGGCCTTGCGATTTCCACTTCTCGGTAATGACGCGCACAGTATCCGGCGTATCGAACAGACCTTTCAGTTCTGCCACCGCGTGCCAGCCGTCTTTACGCTGCACATACACGGCGCTCGCGTTCTTCGTAACGTTGAAGTCCTGCCCGATGTACAGCGTGTCGCCCGGTTGAATAGTCTCTTTGCTGCGGTGCTTGCGACGGTCATACGCGTAATACACGCTGCCGGATGTCAGGTTAACGAACTCGCCGTTCAGATACGCGTTAATCAACTGTGCCGGGTAAGTCTCCGTCAGCGAGCTAATGTAATCCGGCGGCAGGAATCTCGCATTCTCATGAGTTGATGCCTGCACCATTGAGTAACTCGGCGTCGGGTTCTCTTTGAACTTGGCGTAGACGAACTTGAACCCTTCCGGCGTCGTGGTGACGGAGATGTGGTTGGTTACGCCAGGAATAACCAGACGCATACGGGCTACGATTTTGTTCCACGCCAGCTCAGCTTTCTCGCGACTCAATACGTCGAGCTCATCCACGACCGCGGCGGCGATTTTGAAGCCGACGATAGAGCCAGGGTTATCCATCGAACGGCAGATAACCGTACCGAGCACCGTCTTACCGCGAGTGACAACGACCTCTTTGTCGCCGGATTTAACCAGCACATCAAGGCCGAGCAGGTTAGCCGCTTCCTCGAATGTCGGGTAGAAGATGTCGCGGATGGCCGGGTACGTCGGCCCGAAGTAGCCCAGGCGCGCACCTGGGTGCTTGAGCATGAATGTAAGCAGGTCCAGACAGCCAACAAATGTCTTGCCGCTGCCGAATCCCCCGACATAGGCTTTGTATTTGTTATCGCAATTCAGGAACAGTGCCTGCGGGGCGGATAGCTGAATACTCATTCCTCTACCTCGCCCATGTTCGTTGTTACGATTTTACCCACAGGCTCCGCGACACTGAAAATAATCTCAGTCGGTGCTGTTTCTTCTGTTGATTCAACTGGTTTCTCTTTGCTGAGGCCCAGCTTCGCCGCAGCAAACGTAGCAGAGATACCTGCGGCCCCGGTCTCGGTGAAGTACGCCTCTTCCAGCGCCTGTGCGGTCTCCCAGGCTTCTGCAAATGCGGGAATCTCACGCAGCCACAGCTTAATAATCGGGATAGTTACGCCGATGTGTAAGGCGAAGCGGGCCAGTGACGGGGGTTTATCCTGAATAAGTGGACGTTCGTCGCCCTTAGACGTAGGCACAAGCTCCCATGACGTGCGGTCGAAGAACTCGATTAGCGCGTCGCAATAGTCCGGGTCCCACAACGCGGCGGAATTACGGGATGATTGATAAAGGCTCTGTTTACCGCGTGGTCGTTTACGGCGACGGTTTGCGCTAACAGCTTCTTCATGTGCAGCTTGCACCACCTCTGGCGATGGCTGCTTAAGTTTCAGCTTCATAGAATCCCCTTGCATATGCGTCTGACCATCAGAGCGCATCAGACGCGCCCTACGCGTCTAAAGGGATTATATAAGGGGATTGGGCGGGATGTACAGAAAAGCCCTCCGTAGAGGGCTTGTATCAGTTATATAGGCCGTGTCGTGGTGCTCTTTTGCCGTCGCCGCTGTAGTGGTCGTTAGCTACCGCGATTGCCCAGGCGTTAGGGATGATTAACAGTTTCATTTAACCCAGCCCCAGAATCCCTACCCTTTCAACCCTAAGGTATATTTGAGGGGCCTTCTGTTTGGCCTTCGCTATAGCTTTTTCTGCTTCTTCCTTAGAGAAGAATATAGCTTTGAGTGTATCATAATCTTTATTGGTAACGGACACGATACCACCAGAGGCATCGACTACGGCATAAAATTCGTTCATTCCCCGCTCTCCCCTTTAGCAATGCGTTGTTCAGTTTTAGTGATACCCCGGCGCGTGAATAGCACTGGGCTTGTCTTAACGTGCGTCATGAGACGGTTGTTATAAATTACATGGCGCTCACAGTTAACGTCTTTGCTGTACTTCGCAATCGTCATTTCGTTGATGCCGGTTTGTCGGCATGTCTCCGCCATCGTGCCGTATTCTTTAATCAGGTTCGGAATGCTGGTAATCATCCTAAGAAATTCCTCGTTGTCCACATCGCATTCGGATATTTGTTATCGCGGTCCTGCACTACGGCAATCATGTTACCGCGTTGCACCAGGCAGAAGTGGCGCTGTTGCTCACCGTTGTAGCGGCGCCATATTGCCTCTTCGATTGCTGCGTTGGTGTCATTGAACATACTCACCCCACTATCTCATCACCAAGCCACGCCGTTTCTCGTATATCGTCTACCACACAAGCGGCGTGCTCTCGGCTAATCGCAAAAATGTAGAAGCTAAACTTCTTCCCGTCGGCGTCGATGTGGTTAACCGAGTATGGTTTCCACAGGACGCCGTCAATTACTACTGGTTCAGGCGCTTTCATGTTTAGTATTGCCAGAGGTCTTGCAAGGAATGCGCCCAATCTTCCTCATCCTTCATGCGCTCAAGTAGCATCTTAAACGCTTCCAGTTGAAACTCTCCGTTAATCGACAGTCGCCCGCCTAACGTCTGTTTCTCTGACTCAAGCACCGTAATACGGCGTTCGAGTGATGCGATTGTGATTTTAGGCATTGGCGTCACCCTTGTTCAGGTTGAATCGGTTAATTAGCTCGCGGCGGTGCTCTTGCCACTCTGCGAGTTGTTTTTCCAGGTGTTCGATCATCTCGTCCGCGCCTTTAAGCCACGCTTGCCCGGTCGCCGCTTCTACGCTAAGTTTCTCGTATTCGTTGTTAGTCATTCTTTACGCTCCCCCACATGCGATTTAGATACTTGTTCTTGTCCGGCCCCGGGAAACTGTTGCGTTTCATCAGTTCCTCGCGTGTCGGGAACGGGGTATGACTGACTTTACGGCCTACCCGTAATGGCTGGCTTGCTGGACCTTGTTCACTCATTTCTTCTCTCCTGCGAGTTCCATATTGAATACAATACGAACGTTTTCCAGGGGCGTAGTACCTACTAGCTTTGCCGCGTAAGCCCCCGCATCTCCAGATTGGTGAAACTGGCCGCAATCAACATACTCATCCCCGTTGAAAAAAGAAACAACGAAACAACCTTTACCAACTTCCGTAACTATATTTTTCATTTCTTCTCTCCTGCATAAGCTGCTTTAAGTGTCTGCATCGCGGCGAACCAGAACGCGGCCGCTGGGATGCTGTTGCTAAGGTTACTGACGGCGATGCGGGCCATCAGTTGTGCATCTTTGAATGCTTCGACATCTGTGATTTTCATCTTCTCTACTCCGTTCTCGTTGTCGATGGAGTAAATATAATTGGTGTAAGAGTAATAGTCAACTAGTCATAGCAGAAAATAGATAAAAAAAATCCCGGCTGGGTCAGGGCCGGGATAAAACTGGAGAGTAGAGGGATGGAACAGGAGGTGATTTAAGTATCGTCGGATTAGTCTTAGGTGTCAACCTTTCACCGTGCGCCCAATAGCCTCTGCCTCTTGCCACGGCTTACCGTCGAACAACGCCAGACGACCCGCAGTACGGCGACGCAGACCGAGTAGTGGTTTGCCGTTCTGGTTGATGAACAACGCCAGCTTAGCACGCAGCGTCGCAATATCACCGGAACGCAGGGCCTTGCCAGTGCCGGTAGTAACTGCAATCACGCCAGCACCAGCGTTATAGACCAGGTCGCATACTGCATCGAACTGCGCCTGTGTCAAGGAGTGGTGCGCTGCAGCGTCAACCGCAGCTACGGCTTTAGCCATATCACGATTCAGTAATAGGAGGCCTTGCCCGGGAGTGATGGTCTTACCTGGGGTTACGTCCGGTCCGTAATGACCGTAACCAATAGTCAGGTACTTCTCGTTCGGGGTAGCGCGGTACGCGGTTCTACGGAATCCCTCGAACGCGGCGGTGAAATGCAACCCATTATCTGAAATGTTTCGAGACACGCTTATGTCCTCCGTATGACAGCCACGCCTGACGAATCTGACGCAGCGCAACTAATGTGATTAATGTCTCAGGCAGCGTAGGCGACATGCTGCCCTGTAGCAGGTGGATACATCCGGCGGCGCAGACGATAGCGGTCAGGATATAGAGCACCCGACCAAATAGTCCGTCATCCACGCTGGGATGATATACATTAAACAGCGATGTGCCCCCTATTGCCAGCATACCGCCGAACCAGAATAACTCATTCATCTGGGCCTCCTCGACGTGGGATGTATTCTCCGGCGACGATACCGGAGAGACGGGAATAGATAGGCATCCAGAGAACCGCGATGATGAAGCCCAGGCCCGCGATTTCACGGTCGCCCGTGATACCGAACCATTGAGCCGCGAGAGGTGCGCCAAATACGGCGCAGGTGAAGCCAGTTGCAATAAAGCAGAAGCCGTCGATAGGGCCAGAAATAACGGACTTATGTTGTCGTAGTCCGATGACCCCTCCGGCGAGTGCGGCAGCGAGAAGCCAGCCTGTCACTGTTTCAGTAAATTTATCCAAGATGAATCCTCCAGGTGCGTATTAAGTATGCAGTAACTGGAGGATACCACGGGTAGGAATTATCCTAATAGTTGTTTGGTAATAATCTTGCCGCCGGTGTTAGTGTCAAACTTCGATGCAACGGCTACACCGCCATGTGCTGAATATTCACATTCCATGGCCGCCAGTGCGTAGGGAGAACCGGAACCAACGGCGGCAAAGCTATCGGCAATCGGAATAACCGAACTAAGTGCGCAATCCCACGATTTATAAAACGAGACTTTATACACCTTTTCTGTGTCTTTCACGAATACCAGAGCTTCGAAATCAAAATCATAGTGCTTTGCCTGAAGAATATCAGGGCAATCGATAAGCATAGCCCCTACCCCCGCATCGCCCGCTACCCCGATAACAGCAAAATCATTCTCATATATCTTTGTGTCTGTGTTGTAACAGTTACTTCCGCACACAACACGTGTATCGCAGGCCATTGTCTTTCCATCAAACGCGATTGTAGTCATTTGTGCCTCCAGATGTATTGGCGTCTCTGCGGTTTCGTCGGAATATCATCGTATCCCAGCGATTTCCAGTAATTAAATAGCCGATTAGCGATAGCGGCGCGTTCCTGTGTTTTAAACTCACCGAGATTAACGGCCTTCCCGTTCTGGAATCCGCAGTCGCGGACAGCTTTACGTCTGGCCTGAATCTCAGGGTACAGCGCGTTACCCCGACGCTTGTATATCTGTGTTTTAGCTCTCGGTGACAGCGGCACAAGGCCGCTACGTTTCAGGATGTCAGTTGCAAGGCTCATCACTTCTCCTGTTTACCAAGTCGCTTAGGTGAGCAGATAGCTCGTACCTCTGAATCGTTGGGCTTGTCACCCTGAAACAGGAAGTGCGCGTTCTCTGCGGCGCGTGCCGCTGACTGGCACGCCTCCATCGAGTAAAACGTTTCTGCTGCCGCTAGTTGCATCTGACCCGCGGACAGCACCCAGATAAATAAGATGCTGGTCATCTCTTTAGCCCGCATTTAATGCACATACGTGGAAACCCGACTCCGTAAAATTGCCATTCGTGTTCACACTCTGGCTTGACTACACGGTAGCGGGTAATGTCACCACGCCATCCGCGATGGTCCCAGCGCAGCTCCCCCGCTACTCCAGGTTCACATGCACTGGTCCCGTCACGCATCCTGATTTGTACAATAGTATCTTTCGGCACCGGACACTCACCACCTTCCCACTTAACCCACGGTTCCGTGATATGCGCATCCTCTTTACGGCAGCCAGATCGCTCGGGGACAAGCGCACCCTTGCGCGCAAGTTTGTACGCCTCTGCATCACCGGTAGCGGTAGCCAGTCGTTTTACCAGGTCATCAACTTGCGCTTGAAAGCGCAACGCGTCATTACGATATGCGGACGATTGCCCGGTCATATGTGATATGTGCTCGGATTTCCTAATGTTGTCTTCCTGCAACTCCTTAATCTGCGCCGACGCATCACGTAACTGATTCTTAAGTGACAGCACCTCATGCGCCAGGTCTTCGCACTGTTGCTTGTGCACCTTACGTTCGTCCAGTGTTAGGTGCATTGCCGCTACCAAGTACTCGAATACTTCGTTTTTGTTACTCATCATCAACCCCCATTGTTATCGCTTTAGTGTCGCCGTCGCACACAGAAGTGCTACCCATTATTTCGTAAGCATCTACCAGTTCGCCTAAGGTCCAGCTACCGTACCAACCCATCTTCTGTCTCTCCTCTCGTTTGTGTAAATGAATAGTAGCCTATTCTATTTTAGTGTGCAAGTAAATTTTATCGGTGTGTTATAGAGTCGATGAACGCCAGTAACTCGCGCTCCGCTTCTGCTTCTCTTTCCTCAAGCGACCAGGTAGCGGATTCCTCTGTTGCCGTCGCTAAATCTGTTTTTACATCAATCATCGTATCTATTAACGCGATTAGTCGTTCAGCCTGTTCTTTAGTAATCATTGTTGCATCTCCCGCAATAGTCGCTTCGATTGTTGCGTTTGGTGAAATAGAACAAAAATGAGAAAAATGATACGCTGCTGTGTAGCAGCGTAAGTCACTCAGTAAAATCCCAAACTATTGAACATCACACTTCCGGCGGCCCAGGTAACGGCATCCAGTGGGAAAACACTTCCTGCTCTAATTCCCCGTAGTCAGCACGGAAATCACACCAAGTTACCCCATCCCACTCGTACACATTGTTCTGGACCACACCACCCATACTACTGACGACCAAAACTGGTTGGCCCGGCTCCGGCATCCGCTCACTACACTTAATCCACTCTCCCATATCTCACCTCTGATTCGCGATAAACAACACACCAGCTTTCCACGCCCGCCACGCGAGACGCGTCTTAACGTTCAGGTACTCTTTCTTCGAACCCTTGTTAACCGGCAGACCCTCAACGACGGCCCATCGTTCGAATGCTTCTCTCATACCTTAGTCCTCATCGTCGTTCTCTCTTCCTAGATATGAAAGAGATGTAATCGCGGCAGCGGTAAATCCATCACAATCAATCATACGTTTAAGTTTCTCCGCATCCTCCTGCGATTTTATTCGGAAACATAGTTGTGCTACCCCCGCCACCGAAGACCTGCCACCCTCTGATACGGCGTTATAGTGATAAACATATATATATATTTCATACCAACCCCCAAAACGCGCGCACCACATAGACGTCACT